AAAAATTTTTATATAATGAGAAAATAAGACTTGCGGGAAGAACAGATGCCGTAGTAATATGGAAAGGAAAGTTAGCGATTCTTGATTTTAAATGCCTGAATCATGTTCGGAGAGATTATCTTTCTGATTATTGGCTACAAACAGCGATTTATGCTTTCATGTATTCAGAATTATTCCATGAACGTCCGTTAAAATTAATTCTTGTTTGTGCGAATAAGAAAACGTTTAAGACAGAAGTGTTTGAAGATCACCCCGATAATCACGCTAGACAAGCAGCAAAACGAATTTATGATTTTAACAAATTGATAAAGGAGAAATACAATGAATGAAGATTCACCGCTGCACTGACAATACGGAAAAGACGTGTAGGTACGATGCTGAACCGTTATGAGGTTTTGGGCTGGCAGAACGAAACGCATCACCAGCACATTTCGGGAAAAATTTTTTAAAAATGAGTAAAACCTGTTGACTTCCTTTTCGGAATAGTTTATTCTGTTCTTGAAAGTTAAATGAGACGTTTGATTGAGTGAATTCTAAAAGAGAGGTTGATCATGAAACATTGTCTGTACATTCCCGAAAAATTGAACGTTGCTGTTTTTGAAGAAACCGGCAAAGATGAAATGACCGTTTCGGCTACGCTCGGCTGGTCGAGCATGAAATACCGTGAGAAGATGACCAAAGACGAGGCCCGCGCCTTTTATCGTGAATTGTGTTGTAAAGGCTGGGTTAAGCCTGATGCAAAAACCGCAGCAAAGTTTACCCACTCTTATGTTTACCGCATTTATGACTGAGGAGGTTTGTGAAATGTTTATCCGCCAGACAGAAGTTCCCGACCCTGAATTCCCGTGGTATCTTGTTCAATACTTTCCTTTTTCAACCAATATCTATATCTTTTCCCGCCACAAATCTTATCAAGAGGCTCAGGATTATCGGCGAGAACAAAAGAAAGAAGGGTTGTGTTTTGTTTCTCCGTATGCCGAAGTTTGTTACTATTTAGATCAAAAAAGGTAAAAAAGTTATTGACTCTGGTTTCAAAATAAAGTATTCTGTTCTTGAAAGTTAATTGATGCTCAAAATTAATTCTGTCGGAGGAAACAACATGGGTACTTACGAACACGGATTCGTTGTAAAATCTAAGGAAGAGTTGGAGGAGCTTATGGGCACCTTCGGCAGTAATAGCTGGCGAAATAGAAAGGGCAAATGGATCGACGCTTTCGTCAACGACAAGACGGGGTGGTAATGTATGAAAATTAATTTGATGCAGGGCGATTGCCTTGAGAGGATGAAAGAGATTCCTGATGGGAGTGTTGATCTAACAGTAACTTCACCGCCATACGATAATCTGCGCAATTATAACGGAAATAACGCCCTTTGGGGTGAACATGTTTGGAAGGCGGTTATTAAAGACCTATACCGTGTTACTAAAGATGGTGGCGTGGTAGTTTGGGTTGTAGGTGATGCGACAATAAAAGGCAGCGAGACCGGCACATCATTCAAGCAAGCGCTTTGGGCTATGGAGTGTGGTTTTAATTTGCACGACACGATGATTTATGAAAAGGCTCAAGCGTGTTTTGGAAGCAATAATTGTTACTTGCAAGCCTTTGAGTACATGTTCATTTTAAGCAAAGGAAAGCCAAAAACATTGAACTTTATACGCGACCGAGTAAATAAACGCAGCGGCGTGGAGAGTATGAGCGCAGGCGGATTAAGTGTTGATGGTGTCAAGGCAAGCAGAATTAAAAAAGAAATGAAGGCTGTTGGCAAGCGCAAAAACATTTGGAAGTATGGTGTTGGCGGAGGAAAAACAGGGCATCCAGCCGTATTTCCAGAGCGGCTGGCCCACGACCACATCATAAGCTGGTCAAACGAAGGTGATACTGTTTTTGATCCATTTATGGGCAGTGGTACGACTGGCAAGATGGCTAAGCTGACAGGACGCAACTTTATCGGCATTGAGCTTGATCCGGAATACTTCGCCATTGCCAAGCAGCGCATCGAGATTGCGAAATCTACAATTCCGCTTCTTTCTAATGAGAACATAATGAAATTTTTTTGTTAAATATAAAAACGAATTCAGTTCCCGCGAATATTTTAATCACAAAAAAGATTCCGCCGTCTAAAATTATTCTTAACATTCATAATCTGGTAATGTTTACTGGAGGCATAGGTTTAGATGATTTGAGCGTGAATTCTGCTTTCAATTGGTAAGAGATCCTTGTTGATAAAGGAACCAAAATCACAGAAAAAGACATTACGGTTTTAAAATGAGTGAAAACGCAAGCGAAACAAGCGAAACAGAAAACCCGCTCATTCCCGAAATATATGAAAACCCAGTTGAATTCCAGATCATTTTTGAAGATTCAGCAGGAAGAAGAATTCACGGTTACATTGAAGCAAATGGATGGGATGACATTCAGGAAAAAATTAAGCCATGTGTTCTTGTTAGTACAATGAGAGTGACAAAATAAAAAGTAGCGGTGTAGCTCAATGGTAGAGCTGGCGAATTTGAATCGCCAGATTCAGTTCAATTCCGGACACCGCTTCCAAACAAAAACAAAAGAACGTTGACACTAGAATTAAAGTTTTACATTATAAAGAATAAAAGGAGCAAATCATGAAACACGTTGAAGTTAATGATCCTAACGTATTCAAACCATTCATCATCGGCATTCAAATTGAAAGTGTTGAGGACGCAATTAAATTATATTCAATGTTTAATCATGCTTCTATAACAGAAAGTTTTGAAATTCCAGAAGAAGTCCATGATGGCATTCGTCGTAATATTTTACGCGATTGCGACGAAGCTGCTTATTATAAATCGTTTTTTGAAAAAGCGGATCAAGCATTGACCAAAAAATGTAAAAAAGACGTTTGAAAAATGAGAATTAAACAAAATTGGATGTATTTTAAATATTTGATTCGCCACAAATATTATGTTATGAAGGCGTGCCACATGCTTGGATTAGGAACGTGGGTCGGACTGAAACATGATATGAGCAAGTTTCTTCCTTCTGAGTGGATTCCATACAAGGAATGTTTTTATGACGAAACCGGAAAAAAGCGTTATCTTGAAACAGAAGAATTCATTAATGCATGGTTTCTTCATCAAAAACGAAACAAACACCACTGGCAATATTGGCTTTTAACTCTTGACAAGGGTAACGTTCAAGCAGTAAAAATGCCAGAAAGATACATGGTTGAAATGGTAGCTGATTGGATAGGAGCAGGAATAGCGATTACGGGCGAGATGGAAGTTTGGGAATGGTACAAAGCAAATAGAAATAATATGACGCTTCATCCGGAAACAAGAAACGACGTTGAAATGCTTTTACGTTGGACAAAAATAATTCATAACAAAGAGGAGATAAAGGATAGAATATATGAGAGAAATTTACCGAAAAATTAAAGACGTAAAAACTGAGGCACTGACCACAAATATTCTTCAAAAGAAAATCAATAAATTTTTTGCTGAAATGTCTAATTAAAGGTGAACAGCGATGAACAATGAAAACGCAGAATTCAACGAAAACGAAGAAATCCAGAAAATGATGCCGAATTCTGGAAAGATTTATGATTTTGAATTCGGTCCAAAAGAACGCATGCCAGACGAATCTTTTCAAAAATACAAACTTCGCCGAAAGGTTGAGGCGTATATTTTGAACACGCGACTTGCACGGGGAATAAATACATGGGACGCTTCTAAGCATGGAGGCTTTACTGATCCCGGGAAGAAACAGCGCAAGACGTTCAATAAAGTAAAAAAGATGTTCCTCAAACAAAAGATGAAGGAATACAAACAGAATAATTATGGAGCCAAGATGCCGCTTGAAGTCATTGAAGATATCAAGACTTCTTGGTCCTAAAACAAATAGGTTTATATAAAAATCACAATACAGGCTAATCCTAGCGATCCTGAGACGAAAGACACAAAGAACAATGTTCTCTGTTTCAAAAGAATAAATAATATACAAGGAATAAAAAGAAAATGGACAAATTTATTAGTATTATTAATGATGAATCTGCTAGTTTTGATGAAATTGAATCTGCTATTACTGTTTTAACAATGAGAAGGGAAAACTTTGATTGGCAAGAACAAACATATAAGGCAAAATCTGAAGCAGCGTTAAATAATAAAAATTTTGTCACTGGAATTCTGAAATTATTGTATCTAAAAAAACAGAAATTAAAACCAAATGAGACAAAAAAGGAATGAATTTTTTCGGAGAAAATTTCACTTATATAGTTACTGCCGTTGTTGTTGCTATGGTAGGCGGTGTTGCAAACTGGTTTATGAGTGAAGATCATACCATGTTTCAATTTATTGTGGCTGTCTTTTTAGCTGGTTTTGCTGGATTCCTTGTAGGCGAATTGTGTATTGAAGCCAATATTTCAGAATCATGGGCATTCTTCTTTTGTGGAACCGCTGGTCTTTCAGCAGAAGTTGTTTTAAAACTCTTGAGAAAATACGGACTGAAGAAATTGAGCAAATTGACCGGCGAAGAAATTACAGATTTTATTCAACCGCTTGAAAAAGACAAAAAAGACAAAAAAGAGGAATAAATTATGTACAGTGCAAGGATAGGAGAATATATTCTTAATTTCTTTACTGACTCTTCAATTAATCCGATTCAAATGATCGGATTAATTGAAATTTTCATTGGTATTTTTGGATTGTATGTTGCTCATTTGTTCAAAAGAAGTGCCATGTTCCGGTTTAAATTGGCTATGGTTTATACATTGCCAATTATCGCCGGAACAATGTCTGTGACTGATTTATCTGATAATCATTTTTACAAGCACTTATTAATATTGACTTACATGTTATTCATTACTATACTATATTGGCGTGAAGTTAAATCACTGACCACAACAGAAGGTTATCACAAAAATTCACTCGCGAATTATCTTGACGATGTTCCTGATTTAATTTGGGTCAAGGACGCGGATATGAGATACACATATTGCAACAAAGCAGTTTTGAAAACTTTTGGTTTTTGTAAAAATGAAATATTAGGAAGAACGGATATTGAACTAGGTGTAATCAAGAAAAGAAATAATGAACGATATGATTTTGATTTAATTTGTGATAAATCAGATCACGAAGTACGATTGTCCCAGAAAGCACAAAAAACAATTGAATCTGGATATATCAAAGATAATTTTTATTCATTTCAAGTTTATAAAGCTCCAATTCTGATTGAAAGATTAGATCCTCATGATCCCTCAAAGAAACATATTGGATACATTGGAATTGCGCGGGATTTGACTTATGATGTTATTGATCATAAAGAAATTGAAGAAATGATTGTGAATGACGAAATTGATAAGGCAATTAATCTGTTTTGTTTACACACAAAACGATATAAAAACATTGAATTAAAAGACAAGGAAAAATAAATTTCAAGAGGTGTAATATTGAAGAGTCTGATAATTCCTTTCAAGAGGTGTAATATTGAAGAGTCTGATAATTCCTTTCATTGTTTCTTTTTTTGCATTTGCTCCAACAGAATGTCTTACCAGTTCAACCGACCAATATTATTTCAAATACAAATACAACAAAAAAACAGCAAAAGAAAGGGTCATAAAAAATTACAAAGATTCTTTTTTTGTCAAGAAACAAAAGAAGACTCAAAAAGAAAAATCAGTCAACAACAAAAAAGATGAAAGCGGATTGCTTTTCGCCGAATTCAAAAATTTACAAAAACAATTATTAGGAGATTCAGAAGTGCAAAAAGTTCTCAATATAACAAATTCAGATAGACATTGGCTTGCTTTAAATATTTTTCACGAAGCCAGAGGAGAAAATCTTCACGGTAAAATGGCAGTTGCTTTTGTGACTTTAAATAGAGTTGTTCACAGAGCATGGCCAGACACGATCAAGGGGGTTGTTACTCAGCCTTATCAATTTTCGTGGTATAATTCAAAGAAAGTGCCTCCTATCACCGCTGCCCAACAAAAATCATGGGAAGAATGTAAAACAATTGCAGACCTTTCAATTGAGTTGTATAATGCTATGGCAGAATCAAAAGAATTTGAAGTTGATGGGCTGGTACGAGGGGCAGACCATTATTTTGCGGATTACATCAAACCACCTAAGTGGGCTGCAAAAATGGCATATCAAGCAAAAGTGGGTCGGCATTTATTTTACAAGATGTAAAACATGAAAAGAGAAAGGAGAAAATATGATTGTCAGAAAAGAGGAATTTTGTGCATGGGTTGAACGACACAAGATCAAAACAAACCAAAATTATATTGATTCAGTGTTGGATGCTTGTGACAGATTCAAGATTCAAGAGGAATTCGTTCCTAGTCTTTTGAATGACAAGATCATTCAAAATATTCAAGCAGAAGCCAAAGAGCTAAAATATCTTCCTAATAATGAATATAATATAAAAGAATTCCTATGAAAATTGGTGTTTTTAAGACGTATGAATTGTTTTGTGCGATGAAATTACATTGGAACACAAAACATTATAATTTTGTTGAATACAAAGGGAAAACTAAATTAACAAGAGTTTCACTTGATACGTCTTCAGAAAAAAGTTTTTATTATCATCTAAACGAGAAATATAAAACATCTGAAGAATTGATAGGTTATCTGATTCCTTGTTTTTTAGAAAACCCGAAAGTCAATGTGCGTGATTTGTGCGATGAACGATATAAAAACGCCGCAGAAAAATGGTTAAATAAGATCAAATCACTGAAGTCTGTTTTCAAAGATGATGTTTTTCATATTGCTTTATTCATAAAACAGAATAAAATTGATTCTGATTATTTCTTTTGTTCTGATATGATTTATAAAGCACTAATTAATGACAGCATTCAACTTGAAACTTTTATTATTTTGAATTTTATTTTAAAATTTCTTGACAAACACGCCGTAGATGATATAATATACAAGTATGAGTATGAAATGAAGGTGAATAAATATAAAGCCTTCATTTCAGTAAATCTTGATGCTTACAAAAAAATCTTGATTAATTCAATAGCCGAGGCTAAGGAGGAAGGTTATGTGATATCAAAAATTTCTGTGTAGGTAACATAGAAAAAACTTTCAACTGCTTTCAACTGCTTTCAACTTTTAAACAATTTTCAAAGGAAACGCAACTGTATGGATTTTAGCAAAATTAACGCAAACGAAAAATCTCTGAACGATCTTCTCAATGCATTCGGCAAAACCCGATTTGCAAAATCTGATTTCGGCGATGAAACCGAATGGAAACTTCAGAAAGACAAAGCTGGAAATGGATCAGCAAAGCTCCGTTTTCTTCCTTCTCCCACCGGCGAGTATTTTGTAGAAACACGGGATCATGGATTCAAGCTCAATGGTGCATGGTACATTGAACGTTGTCCAAAGACTATTGATTGGGATAATCCTTGTCCTGCTTGTGAATATGCAGACGCTCTAAAGAAAGGACGTGAATGGGACCATATTCCTGAGTCTGAACAAGCAGTGATTCGTCCAATCTTTGGTAAAACTTCGTATTGGGCAAATGTTCTTGTAGAAAAGGATCCTGAGAATCCCGAGAATGAAGGAAAGATTTTCAAGTTCCGATTTGGGAAGAAAATCCTGGAGAAGATTTATAATCGGGCAATTGACGATCCTATTGACGGAACAAAAGGAATCAATGTGTTTGATCCTGTTGAAGGAGCCTCGTTCACTCTTCGTTGCAAGAAAGTGAAAGGATTCTTTAATTATGATGATTCTTCATTCGGAATGCCTGAACCACTTTTCGGTGGGGACGCTGACAAAATTGATGAACTGATCAAGAGCGGACAGAATATCAATGAAGAACTAGGAGAAAAGAAATTTTCTTCGTATGAGGAGTCAAACAAAAAGCTCAAACGTCTTATTGGTGGAAAAAACGTTGTTATTCCAGATACTCCACCGGTGAAAGAGAGTCATAATGACAAAGAAGAAAAACAGTATGATTCTTCAGAAGGAGTTGATCATCCAGAAGAAAATGAGGACGATGACGCTTTTAACTACTTCAAGCAACTGGCTGATACTGATGACGATGCGCCATTCTGATTGTTGAAATATAAACAATCCAAGTAAAACAAAAGAGGCGGAACAATTATTGTTCCGCCTCTTTTTTAATAACCAAATGAGTTGCTCATTGAACGAATTGATATGTCCGTTTCTCTCGGAGAAAGATTTGTATGAACTGATGATTTGTTTGATGAATTATTGATTGTCGTTTTTGGTGCATTGACGATTGCAGAACCACCGCCGCCTTTAGGCGTATTTGCGGTTCTTGCTGCATTGATGGAATTTCCGTATAATGATCCTGTTCTTGAGTCTTGAAAATTAATTTTTGGCTGAATAGGAGAAAGTTTGATATCGCCCTCTTCGTTTATACCAACAAATTTCAATTGATTTTCATCATTACTCTTGACAGTGAATTCCTCTTTGTCTTTGAGAATTCTTCTTAAATTTTTTGTTGTTTCTTTGTCCCAATCATTCAAATCAAGAATATCTTGAATCTGTTCAGCGTTGGCTTTTTTGACTTTTTCCCAGTTTCTAATTTCAGAATAACCGATAATATTTCTCTGAATGTCACCTTCTTCAATCATTTTACGGACAAATTCATCAGGCATTAATCCTTTTATCTTTTCTCTTGCGCCCATAACTTTTTCGGCCACTTTATCTTTTCCTACATTCAGTAGCCGTTTTGACTCACCATAATATGCTTTTGCTTCTTCTTTTGCTATTTCAAGATTCCTGGCAAGATTTTCCGGGGCGTCCTTAATAAACTGAACAGGCGCACTTGCTGGTTCTGATCCTCTAAACTGCTTAACAACTTTTCCAACACCCGGAATCTTTTCAAGACTATTGAGAACCATATCAAATATTTTATCAAAAAGTTCATCCGCAAAAGACTTTACTTTGTCAAAAAGGAATGCCAAATCATCTTCATCTGGCAGTTGAATATTAAATAACGCTTCAAACCATCCTCTTATAAGTCTGAATGGTGCTTTTATCATGTTCGTTAGAGAGAACCCTTCAGGGAACGCAATGTCAAAAATATTAAGAAAAAAATCTTTTATTCTATTCAGAGTTTCATAAAACTTCAAATAAAGTTTTGTTACTTTTTTGTCTACCCATTCTCCAAAATGAGTATCCAATCCAAAAATGCTAGTTATTACATCAACAAAGGATGCCAATTGGCCAAACATTCCACCAACAGCAGAAGAAAGTCTGTCTGTTATTGTCACCATTTCTTCTGTTTTGTTTAATTTTTCTGCGGCATTTTTCCATCCTTTAAATGCGCCCCAAATTGATTCTAATATCAGAAGAGGATAACCAACCAATTTACCTAGTAGTCTTGTTGATTTTCCAAGAACTTTAAAGAATTTCACAAATCTTTCTTTAAAAACTAACCACATCAACATCAAAGAATCAAAATCTATTCCTAATAATTTGCTAAAAATTCCTTGCTTCTCTGTTGATTTGTCTGAAATAAAAGATTCTTTGTCTATGCCACCAAGACCTTTAAGAGCATTAATTGTTTCATCGTGTCTTATTTGATCTTCATGATGCTTTTCAATTTCAGCAAATCTATTGCCTTGAGAATCCTTCGTAAGAATATTTACGCCATCTTCAATTCCTTCAAGTTTTTTATTTGAAACATCAATTGCTTCTTTTAGAACAACATTGCCTTTTGTCAAAAGATCAATTATTGAATTGCTTATTTCAATGTCTTTCTCTTCATACCATGAATCTTCTTTTGTTTCTTTCTTTTTCTCTGCTTTTTTCTTTGCTTTTTCCGTTTCATTTGGTTCGTCGGTTTTTAATATACCACGTTGTTTCACCATCTGTTCAAACTGTTTTTCTTTCGCTTCACTCATAAGACTTTCTTTCTTTTGTTTCTTTTCTTTGCGAACATCAACCGTATCTTGAATTAATGATCCAAGAAACATGAAAGCAGGATTGTCTAGGCCAATAGCCCCAAGCAAACCAGTAATAGAAGGAAGTTTTTCTTTAATTTTTTCCTTCATTACGTTTTTCATTGAATAATCAGTTTCAAGCAATTGTTTGTTGGTTCTTTCAAGTTCAGAAACCATATCATTGAAAAATTTACTTTCTTCAACGGTGATTTCTTTCATTTCAGACAATTCATCAATTTGCTTTTTGAAATATTTTATAATTTCAGTGTTGTGTTTGGCTTCTGTTCGTGAATCAGCATCAAGAACACCAGAAACAATTTTTGTTTGAGTATCAAAAAGTTCATCAAACAATGCACTTTGGTTTTTATTTTCTTTTTCAAATCTTTCCGCAAATTCTTCATAGAGCATTGACTTACCAAATCTTGCAAGATCAGGAGATTTGCGGATAATGTCGTCAAGAGCATTAGATAATGCTTTGATATCCTTTGGATCAATTTGTTCTTGTTCTTGTCCTGATAAATTTTGGTCAGCCATATTTGCTCTTTATTTTGTTTTTTCTATAAATTGAACAAGCAATCCGATATAAGATTCCCTTTCCCATGGCTGCAACATATTTAATTCAGTTAGACTAAATTTGTATTGATTCATCAAAATGAAATTCATTCGTATTCTATTAAAAATAGAATCATGAGAAAGGCTTACCCGAAAAAATTTCTAATCCCCCCTAATTGATATTCATGAATTTTATTACAAGTTAAGCATTTTCCTTTTATTGAATGGACCATTTTTGGTGCATTTTCAATGAAATCAATAATCTTTTTCAATGTCTTTGAATTCATGTTTTTAATGAATCTTTCTTTTTCTTCAAATGTAAAATCGGATGCACTGTAAACGTTATCTCCACTAACGACGGTTTCCATCAATTCAGAAACAATTTTAATGGGGTTTGACTTTTCTTTATCATCAAGCAATAATATCAATGTTTCAAAACCGGGATATTTCATAACAAGCGAAACTGTATCATTCAATTTGACAACATTTCCACCTTTCACAAAAGTTGGTGCTTTAACGTCTTCAATATTAAAAACACAATCAACATTTCCTTTGCATTCTGGGGTCTTGCACTTCAAAGAAATTTCAACCTCTTCGCCGATAGATTTTGATCTAAGTTTAAGGAAGAAATATTCAATATCAAAATAAGCAAGAGTGTTTGGGTCAACTTCACCAAACGTACACGAACGAATCAACTCTTTGATATTGTCAATCACAAGTTCAATATCTTCTGATTCTTTTACCATTAACATACTCTGTTCCTCTCCCACAGTAAAAGGTCGGTATTTGACTTTTTGACCGGAAGAAGGAATGACCAATGAATAAATTGGCGCCTGATTTAGGGTATCAAGAATAGACTGCTTTGTTTGTTGTTTCATTTTGTTCTCCTTTCTCTTTATTGCTTATTGATTCTCTGTATTGCCACTGGCATAATTTTGAAATTCTTGATAATTTCAAAATTAGTTGTAATCCATTTCAGAAGACGCATCAATTTGTTCTTGAGCGGGCAAATGTGGTTCTGCTTTGGGTTTAACTGTTGTTGGCTCTTGTGTTTGTGGCAATTGAACATCTGCTTTATCTCCAGCATGAACATTCGGGTCATAAATTTGAACATCGACTTTATCTCCAACATAAACACCGTTGACATAATCATCCGGGTTATAATCTGGTGGTACATAATATTCAGATACCATATCACTATCGTCAAATGTTTCATTTTCTGGTTCTGGATACTCACCAGGAGTTTTATTTATATTAGGTTTGGGTTTAACTGTTGTTGGTTTTGGTTCAGCAGGAACCTGAACATCTGCTTTTGGTTTAGTGTGTACTGGTTTTGTTCCTTCAGGAACTTTATCAAATACTGTTGTACTTTCCCCTTGCTCGCCTTTAACTTCCCAATGGTGATAAGTAAATGAAACATTAAATAATGGAAGTTGATCACCAGCAGTATAATCAAATGTCAAAGGATCCATACTAACAGGATATGCTTCAAAAAGTGTCGTGCTTGTCTTTACTTTTCCTTGTTTGTCTAAATTATTAATAACAACTGTTCCTATAATTTCTTCATACCATGCCATATTCCATGAAGGATTTCCGCTCATTAATCGTTGCCATTGATTGAAGAAATCTCTTTCTTTCAAAACATCAGAGGCA